ATTACCTTCGGTGAACCAACCACCAGAAGCGGCAGCGGTTTTCTTCGGAATCTTGATGTTGCCTTGCAGACCAGTCAGCATCGTGGCGCCAGCTTGCATCACGCTCGAGGCGTTACGCAGCACGTCCACAAAGGCGTCAGGACGGAAGTCTTGACCAACCACACCAGCCTCGTCGGTAGTGTTCAGGTCACGCTGATTCCACTGGCGCAGAACTTCGGCGGGAACCAAGATGCCTTGAGCCGATTGACCAAAAGCACGCTGGGCGGCTTCCGAGCACTCAAACTCAAAACGGGCTGCGTCAACAGCACGCTTGTCAGTGGGGTTAGCCAAAGCACGGAGGGCTTTCATCAGGCTGTACTGACGGACTTCTTTCTTTTCCAAACCGATGTCGGCTTGCACGGGGGCGTCGAACTTGCGCTCAACTTGATCTTGAACAGGGATCGTTTCCATTTTCATTTCCTTTACAGGTTCATTACGGGTTTCGGGTTGTTCTTCAGCAGTCTCAACAACTTCAGCAGCCTCAACGACTTCTTCCGTCACTTCAACGACTTCTTCAGAACGCTCCTCAACCACTTGGGTTTCGGGTTGTTCCATTTCTGGTTCCTCGATAGCGTCTAACTCAGCAACCAGTTCCTCGTAACTGCGTCCAACCCCGACAGAGGTGTCAGCAGGAATAGAAACAATGGATGCTTCCATTGGTCGCCACTTCACTGCGCGATAAGTGCGGCCATCAGAATCTTTCACCATTTTGGCGATTGAGTAACCGATAGACACATTCCCGCGAATGTTGTCAGCGACATCCGAGTAAACCTCTTGTGCCAGCGCGTTCTTGCTAAAACGCACCGTCGCACGGAGACGCCGTGCCGAGCTATCGAGGCTAACGGATTCCAAAACGCCAATTTGCTGAGTAGGATCATGATCCAACAGCAACGGCGCACGACCAGAGTTCAGAAAACTCAGGTCAATTGACTCTGCATTATGGTCTAGCACCTCAGCACCAAACGAACGCTCAACAGGCATCTCAGAGCTAATCGACATTTCAACTCGACGCTCATCAACCACTTGAGTGTCCATCGCTGAAGCGCGGTGGATGATTTCAGTTTCCATAACTTGCCTTTCGCTTGCAGGCTCAAACAGGATTGGACTGTGATTGTGCTTTTTGAGCCAGTCCATTGCCTGAGCAACAGTAAACAATTTCTTGTCAAACCGAATTGCCTGCAATTCAGTCTTATTATTGATTATTCCATAAATCGCGTCAATACCATTGCCAAACGCATTGTTTACGCGACGGAATGAATCATACTTCCTTGGGTCACGCAATCTGGCCGCATGTTCGTTTGGATATGGACGCTCATCGTAAGAACGGTCTTTCTTGATCTTGGCATACTCTTTATTTGCCCAAGACATGCCAGCATCACCGCCCCACAAAGCCCAAGCAATACGTCCGTTTGACGGGTAGCCATCCTCACCAGGGCGAAAGCCCTCAGCCTTTTTATCAACCTCGTGGCGAGCAAAAAAACTCACCATCCGCCCAATTGTCTCGTCAGACAGGTCTTTGCCGTTGACAATATCCCTAGCCCGAGCAACGCCAACCTCAGTACCGCCACGGCCAAACTCTTTGCGCCAATCAAGACCCTTGCGGGCCTCTGATTTCATGCCATCAGTTGGTACTGCCATCAGACACCTCTGGTTGAATCGGTGACTTATCGCCAAACGGCTCAAACGCCATCTTCAGATTAAATCGAGCCGCCATCTCTTTGTCTGCTTGAATCTGCTCAAACAGTTCTTCAATGTCTCGACCATAGTTGTTTGCCACATCTTGGTGAGACAGAATACCGTTTTGCAAGCCAACAACAGCAGCATTGATTTCTTTCAGCGGGTCAACCCACTGGAAGCCACGAGCGCGGAAAGTCGTCGCATTTGCGAATTTGTAGAACCGAGCCGTAGGGATGTTGACCATTTGTGTGCCCATAGCTCGCTGCAACCAAGCACGATAAACAGGCTCAACAAAGTGAGTAATTAGAAAATCCTGAAGAACTTTCCAGTGGTCACGATCCTCTAAGGCGCCTTGTCGGATTGACGAATAACTCGTCTCAGTCAAGTCGTTTGCAAGACTGCCGTAAGAAACACCCAAACCAGAAGCAATACCCCTCAACACAGCCTTCTCAAAGTCAGCAAAGGCGCTTGTCGGGTGAGTCGGGTCAAACATCTTGATGTCAAACCCTGCGGGCAACTGGTGGAACGTCCCAGGCTCGGCATCAATGATTGGCGTGACTTTGTTTTCTTCGGTGTCGTCACCAATGAAGTTGTCACCCATCGGCGTAGTGATAACACCCATCTTGGACGCAGCAACACGCGCAGCGACCAATTCTGCCTCACGATACCCATGCAACATCTTCAAGCCAACAATGGCAGACGCCATAGGCGAAACGCCACGGGTTTGCTGCGCGCGTTCATGGAAGTAGCAGTGCAAAATCTTGTCAGCAGGCACACGGATGCGCTTTGTAACCATTGACGCCTGATAACTGTCGCCTGGGTGCTTGGTAGTGATGTGATAAGCCACAGGACGGTTAAAACGGTCTAACTCAACACCCATCCGGATGCGATTGCCGTTCACAAGTTCATCGTTGTATTCTTCATCCAGCAAATCAGGCTCAATGAACTCAATCGCAAAGCCAAAGTCATTTGGATAATCAACAAGGCGAACCAAGACCTCGCCATCACGCATCAGAGACTCAACAAACAGACGCTGGGCATCAACCCACGTCATGCGGCCATCCACCGTACAGTTTCCAATACGAGTCCACTCTTTCCAAGCAGTCTCAATGATGTCATTGCCAACAACGTCAAAACTTCCGTTGTCATTCCGCGCTTTGACCTGCATGTTCACGCCACGATCACCAACAATGTTGGTCTTTGACAGCGTGAGAAACCGCTTGGCGTATTCGTTGTTCCGAGCTAGGTCGCGGCAACGATTACGAAGCGTTTTGATGGCGGTTTTGATTTCCTCGTCAGGTGATCGACTAGAGGCAACAAAATCATTCAACAATCGGCCAATTTGCGCCCCAGCATAACTACGGCGCGATTTTGGCTGTTCTTTGCGTTTGAAAATATCAAGAATTTTCATCAGAATCGCACCTTAACAGTTCCGTTGGTCGGTTTGCCTTGTTTAACATCAAAGGCGCGCTGTTCCATCATGAGTTGGCTGCGATAGTAGTCTCTCGCCTCCATCAACTCTTTGAAGCTCAACTTTGTCAGCTTGCGACCAGCTATTTCATAATTTGCAACATCTGAGTCTGCTTTCCCCTCAAGCAGCGACTCAATCTTGTCAATCATGATCTCTGCATGACTGCGAGGGTCAGCACCATTGACATCCAAGTCAGCGATTGCCGTAAAATACCCTCGGTCAACGACAACTCGCTCACCATCAGAGTCACGAACAGCCTCTAACTGCCAGTGATAATATCCAGCAACAAAATCTGCTGAATCAACTGAACTGACAGAAAACAGGTAATCACTGCCGTAAGCAGTTCCAGGCAGTTGAATCTCAGTTACGCCGCCACCAGTGATGCGGGCGACATAAGTCATCGTATAAAGACTGTTATCGTAGTCTTGAAGGTCAATACGACGCCATTGGATAAAGTCGCCCACTACGACTTCTTTAGGTTCAGTCGTAGGCGAATTAGCGGGATCAAATAAATTTGCCATAGGCAACCTCGTGCACGGTTACGCCTATTTTACCCACCTATTCACAAAAGATGTCATATTTTTCTGACGAACAGGCGAAACAGGCTTTTTAACTTCGGGTTCTGCCTCCATGCGGCTTTGGAACTTTCTTGCCAGTGATTGTAAATTAACATTCATTAAGTTGAAAGCAGCCATAGCATACACCCTCACGTCAAGTGCCTCGTTCCGCTGACGCATTTTGACGAATTCACGCTTTGCAAAGCCCTTGTGATACCTCGTTTTGATCTTTTCTGCCGTCAATTGCTTGAAATACTCAAGTTGATATGACATAGGGAAATGACAGTATCCAGGCCCAGGCTCATTTATCACCAGTCTTGAGTACAGAAGGTGCTTGGCAACATCAACGCCAACAGGAAACAGCCGAATCTTGCCAATATTGTTCCTTGATGGCTTGCCAATGATTGGCCTACCGTCGCCACCAACACCTTTGATAGCAAAAATACGGCTTCCTTCACGCTTTGCAACATATTTGTACACACTCTGCGTATAATGACCACCAGAGTCAATACAAGTTGCCATTATGTTGAGAATTTCGCCGCACGGATGCTCATAAGTCTGTTTGAGAAACTCATCTAAGTCTCGCCAAACTTGCGGAGCAGACGGATCACCGTAAAACGTCCTGTATTCAATGCTCCATGACTCCTCATCAATGCCCCAACCAACAACTTCTGCCTCAAGACGATCATCTTGGACGTCTACGCCGCAAGTCAACGTCAGCACTTCTTCAGGTAGTTCAGGGCCATATTCCTCTCGTCGCTCATAAAGAGAGAAGTCGTCAATTGCCTCGCCTTCTTCTTCCCAAGTTTCCCCTAAATAGGTGTTAGTCCACACCCTAAGTGTCGCAGGCTGTTTTCTGGCCTCCAAGAAGTCCCTTACACCATCAGAAAGAGGCGTCCAAGGCGAGTAAATGCCGTTGATGGCAAATCCTGCCACACCATTGAATGGTTTTGATGCTATCCAACGACCTTGACGAATTGCTTTGGCTCGGTCAACGTCATCCCACAAACTTCCACATTCTTCACAGACATACTTGGCCGACATGGGATCACCCATATCCCACTTGACACCACTCCACTTCAAAACCTGTTCGTGGCCACAATGTTGACACGGGACGTGGTAATACCGCTGGTCAGAAATCTCAAAGGCTTGCTCAATGCGGCTACCACCCTTATTTGTGGGGGTGCTGACCATAATGATCTTGCGGTTCCAGAAGGTAGCAGTACGCTTCTTGGCAAGCATAATAGGGTCGCCCTCTGAGCCTGCGCTTGGCGGGTAACGGTCAACCTCATCGCACAAAACAACACGAATAGGACGCGAAGCAAGGCCAGCAGGCGAATTTGCGCCCACCATAGACAAAGCCCCGCCTGGGAACACTTTGTGCAGCACAGAGTTGTTTGAGTCTTTTGTCCGAGGCTCCTTCAACTTGCCACGCAAACAAGGCGTAGAGCGAACCAAGCCAGCAGTAATACGGTCTTTTGAGAAGGATTGAGCCATCTCAACAGTCGGCTGCATCATCAGTATTGGACATGGATCGTGAGCCATATGATAGCCAATGATGTTCAGAATGGCCTCAGACTTGCCCAATTGGGCGCCGGACATGATGACGACTTCTGGGATAGACGGGTCAGAACAGGCGTCCATCATCCCACGCTGATACTCAGCACGAGACGTTCTCCAGCGTCCAGGCTCAGAACTACTTTGGCTGTCCAGCCTTCTTTCTAGGTCTGCCCACTCGCTTACGCTGAGTTTCGGCGGGGGCTTCAGGCTCGACATCGCCTTGGTCAGCAGGCTCCCCAATCGACCCTGTTGTGGTGGCATCAATGGTTGGCTGATAGTTGCTGAGTTCATTTAATGCTTCTTCCAATTCTGAATCAAGTAGTTTTTGCACTTCACCTGGATTATCTTCTGCCGCCAACACAGGTGCAGCCTTTGACGGAATAGCCAACAACTTAGCCTTCATTGCCGACAACACATCAATCCACGCCTTAATCACCATCTCAGTCGGCACAAGGTCACCCTTAGCCTTAGCTAACTCAATCTCAGCCAATTCAGCCTCAGCAGTCAACTTGCGAGTTCTTGCCTCATCAAGAGTCAGCATCCTGATGGCATTTGCTTCAGCGCTTGTTATTGCCATTTCTCATTTCCTTGATTCTTTTGTTCCAACAAATCTTGCATTGGCTTCTTCGTCTATCTCCATTCTTCGGAAAGTCATCAAGAGGCTTCATCTCGTGGCAATAAGTACATCGAGCAATCATTTGCTCGCCAACCTGCACAAAGTCTTTTGCCGTCCTGCGGTCACGCTCATTACCGCAGCAATACTTCTGTAACGTCAAACCACGCTTAGGCCACTCAGCGTATGTCATCTCAGCCCCACACTTCTCGCACCTGAGCATTTGGTCGAGTAGGGCCGATAGGTTCACCATTTTTGTCATGTTTGATAGTTTGAGTATGCCGTCCCAGTGTAACCCAAGACTTAGGGTTACGTCAAACTGAGTCAAGATGGAGGTTCGAACACCT